AGTCAGCCAGTTTACTGGCAGTGGAAGACGGCGGCGCGAGGGTGATGGTCCATTCCACGGGGTTAAAAATCAGGCCTGCATGGTAGTGGCCGTCAGCCGTCATCAGGTCTTCTTTGGTGGTCAGGGCCGCCGCCTCAAACATACTGTCCGCCGCGTAGTCGTCGACGGTGAATCCTGCCGGGTACAAAGACGGGACGACAAATTTTAGCGACGAGTTGGCGCTTGAAATATCCATGTTTGGTCCTTACAGAATCGCTGCGGAAGTCATAGTGATGGACTGGATCAACTGACCGTCCACATAGAAGAACGTCACCCCGGCCAGTTTGCGGGCCTGTCGGTTCGCGCCGGATTGCGTCGGGATATACAGATACCAGCCATCGGAAAACAGCGGTGCGGAGATATCTTTGCCGACCACGTTGTTTACCTGGCGGATCTGCGAACTGTCCAGCGTCACGCCTTTACGGATGATGCCAAAGTTGATCCCTTCGTTTGCCGGGTCCGTAATGGCGGCATCAATGGATGCGTAGCCCTCGGCGTTATAAGGAAAAGACTGGTTGGCGGTAAACGCAGCGGTGAATGCGGCAAGCAATTTGGCATTCAGCCACACCTGTCCGATCCAACTGTCCAGCCACAGGAATTTGCCCGAAATAGCGCCATCAGATGCGTACTGAGCAACGGTCTGATTCTGTCCATAGTTGCCGTAGAAGTTGTAACCGTTCGATTTCAGCGCTTTCGCCGTGTTCAGGTCGGAAACGTTCGGGGCCAGACCTGAGAAAGACCGGAATTTAAACGACACGCGGCCACCGGTACGGGCAAAATCAAGAGATGCGCCATAGGCCAGCGCGGTCATGGCATACAGATACGAGCCATACACCGGGAACACGTTTTCGTAACCATTGGCAACGACAACCTGTTGCACAAAACAGTTGCTGTTATTGGAAATCGTGGGTGCATTTGACGTGTCATGCACAACGTAAGCATAACGGCTTGGCGTGGAGTTAGCCCAGGCGCACAACTCGGTTTTCTGGTTATCAGTCAGTTCAACCACACTGGCAAATGCTACCCAGTCCTGATTTGTGTTGACTACGCCATTCATCATGTCGGTCATGCTGACGGCATCAGAACCCGGCGACACTGTGGCGGCAGTAGCGGCAGTCAACAGCAGGCCGGTAGCCAGCGCGCCGGCGGAGGCGAAAGATACCTCGCTGTCTGCGCCGGTAGTCGCGGAACGGATAATGAAGCGACTGGCAATTGAGTTCCAGACCACATCAACTTTCGTTGCGCCGATCCCCGTCTCCAGTTTGGAGGCGATATCGGAAAAGCTGGTCGCGGTTGACAGGTCAATAGAGGTACTGGTTGTTGCGGTACCGTCGACCGTCAGCGTAATGGTGCCTGCGGGGACGGCCTTAAGCGTAGCCAGAGACACGCCTTTCAGACTGGCTGAAAGCAGGTACCCGGCAACCGGCGCGGTCACAATACGTGCCATCAGCATCGTGCCGGGCAATACCGTTGAATCGTCATAACCTTTGAAATAGCGCTGCGCAGCGAGAAACTCTTTAGAGGTGCTACCCATCAGCGCAGAGACGTCAGAGTCCTGATAAAAATACGAAACGGATCCGACAGGAACCAACTCATTGTCAGTGAGCACCAGCCCGTTGGCATCAACTGCCGCCCCGGCAGCGGCCACTGTACTGGGCGTAATCGCAAAATCAGTGGATAAAGGGATTGTAGTCATTTGTCTGCCTGTTCAGTTGTGAATTCGACGGTTTCGAAGTAGTCCTGCGGAAGCGTGACGGTAATGTCCGCCTGTAAAGAAAGCGTGAGGGTGTAACGTTCCTGCCATTGCTCTTCGGCGTTAATCATGGGCGCCTGAATCGCATCGGATGAGTAAAGCGGGGACAGTCTCGTATCCAGAGCCTTGATTGCCTCCCAGGCATAACCACTGCGAAATACTGTCTCAAGGATATTGGCCCGGTCACCGGCCCCATCACCGTAGATGTCAATCTGCAAATCCGCCCTGCGCACCTCGGTGTAAGACATGGCGCTGGTTGACGGGCTGCCCGTGTCCTGCCTGATGTTTTCCGTGGTCGACAGGCGAATGAAGCGTAACGGGGTGATGATGCAAAACTGGCCTTTCAGCATTGGGGAGCGATTCGCCTGCGCCTGCTGGCAGGTTCCGCAAAGCGGCTCGATGAAGTCCGCCAGGGTGTCGATGATGTTATCGACGGTGTAATCAACGGTCGCGGTCATGTATCCACCTGGAGGCAAACGAGCAATCGGCACCAGTCCGGCCACAATTCCAGTGGCTCAATCACCAGCCACGTTTGCCCGTCGATGATGAATAGGTCACCACCCTTCTGCATCGTCCTGTTGACGCTGTAGAAGTTCCCGTTCACATGGATGGACTTGAACAACCCCTGCAGGTTGAGCCCGTCAACGTGCTGCATATCGCCTTTGCTGAGGGGTTGTAACTGGATGGTGATCTGCTCGTCGGGCGCATACTGAGGAATGGGTTTCCGGCCTGGCCCGGTGGTCTCGCCGAGATAACGCCGGACGATTGCCACGATATTGGGATTAACGCGGCGCACCGCACTATTCGCGATCCTGTGAAGGTTCAATTTCGCCCACCTCCGAATGCACGTCACGGATCATGACTTTGGTATCAACCAGGGGTTTCAGAGACTTATTGCCCCGGCGTCGGCGATTGGCAATCGTCGCATCCTTGATCGGTGGTTCCATCAACGTGGCTATCGACTGGACGACATCACCCGCAATTTGTTCCCCGACGACCGAAAGAATCGTCCTGGTATCAACGCCTTTTTCCATACCGCGCGCAATGGTGTCAGCCCATTCACTTTCGTGTTGAGCAATCGCATTGCGAAAGAACGGTCTCGGAGGCTGGTTTCGGGCTGGATCACCATACTCATTTACCGCAGCCACCATTGCGACAGCCGTTCCGTCCGGATAAGTTGCGCCGTCAATAAAACCTGCTTTCACCTGGAGGGATTTAACGTTTGATGCGATGGCATTTAACGCATCCATCACCTTATCTGCCATCGCTACCCCCGGTAGAAGCCCATGCGGTAAATCTTCGTTGCATTCCAGAACATGAAACCGAACTGGCTTTGCATGAAAAATTCGGCGCTGAATGGTGCGCCGGAAATTGCGGTTGAAGCACTGGCCGAACCTTCGGAAGCCGAAGAGATTCGGCCAACCAGCCCCGGACCGCCATCGCCATT